CAAGCACCGCACATGTCATGATGAGTCTTGCTCATTTCTCGTCTTCATCATAATAATCAGCAGCGTTACCTTGCCTCTTATCAAACTTCTGAATCACTTCTGTTTCCATAAGCTCAAGCACCTTGGTTCTGAATTCTTCATCGGTCTTAACAAGCTCAGTCCACTTTGATGGCTGGAACTTCTTAGAATAATCTCCAGATGTCAATGTGTACCATGAACCTGCCGATTGCATGTAATTTGAGCTTTTAACTGCGTCAAACCACGATTCTTCATCTTGGATTCCAATGTCTTGAGTTCCCCACAAGATCCTGAATGTACAGTTCCTGCCTTCAGTCCCAAAACGAGACTTTTCAAGCTTCACCTTGACCTCGGAACCAATTTTGAACCCTTTATCGTCCAATACGGCTGCTGCCTTAGACTTACGACCGGTTAGCCAAATACGCAACGAATACGAATAGTGCATCGCTTTACCACCGGGTGTGACATATGGAGTAGTCATCGCTATTTGTCGAGCCATAGGTCCTTGTGGAATATTGGTCTTTAATTGGTTAAGGACAATGAACGTTGCCTTTTGGTCTGCAATCGGAATAACCAACTTCGACATGCCTTTTGCAAGAATCCGGGCTTTGGTAGCCACAGACGATTGTGGGTTGAAATCTCCTTCGACATCTGAAATTGATGGTGTGAAGGCCAGAGAGTCCCAAATAAACACCAATTGGTCGTCTGCGGCGCCAAGGAGTTCCTCAATGGTTTCCAAGACAAATTCAACTGAAGATGCTTGAATGTACATTAGGTTTTCCAAGTCGCAGCCTGCGCGATTTAGAAAGTCGGGGTCAATTGCCGACTCCGAGTCAAAATAAACCACAAGCTTGCCTTGCTTCTGGGCATTGGCTGCAACTTGAGCAGCCATATAAGATTTACCGGTCGATTGAAGGCCGGCAATCTCAGTGATTTTTCCAACGGGAATGCCAGCTAGCTGACCCTTACAAATGATAGAGTCAAGCCATCTAGAACCTGTTGGGATCCACTCCTTGACAGAAGTGGGGTTGTCGGTGGTAAGATCGTGTGCCACCGCACGGCCAGCTTTTTTGTTCACTAGCTTCATTAGATCATGCATAGACACACGACCTGCTTTGGCTTTTGCCATATTAGCTCCTTAATTTTTTTGTTTGATTGCGTACTGTGCCAATAGTACACCAATAATATAGCACGTTACGTTTAGGAATGCAACCAATATTATTCAACTAAGTAAAATATTACGCTAAGATGTTGAATTCGATCGACTGGAGATCTCCATTGGAACCTCTAGATGGAGTGATGCTTGACCAGTTAGCGCCATTGTCGGTAGATTTCCACATTTCACTGTCGGCACCCACTGCAATCCAAATACCAGCGCCATCATAAGCAACGTCTAATACGTTTGAATGATTGCCGGCGCCGCGAGAATCTACAATTCTGACTTCGGTCCAGTTGGAGCCGTCGTCCGAACTATACCATACATACCCATCATCACCGACAATGCACCAGTTTCCGCTCCGGTCACTATCTAAGCCGTTCATGACCCGGCCCGATGCGGGAGAATTCAGAGCATTCCAAGTCTGGCCGCTTCCGCCTGCGATGAAGTGTGCTGGGTCAGCGCCGTTACCAATAGCAATCCAGACATCGTTACCATATCCAATACGAGAAGTCGGGCTGTCACTGTCGATGCCGGCTTTTCTGGTTGTCCAATTGATACCATCAACGGAAGAATCAAGTTGGGAACGACTGTTGGATCTTACCCACACGGGAGAACCAGATGTATTTTGGTTGAATGTAACATCTGTAAGGTGTCCCGGCATATTGCCGCTTCCTAATTTGGTCCAGTTACTCGAAGTTTCAGGGGCTCCACTTAAATTGTAAGAGAACCTACCGTCCCTCGCTGCGACACACCAAGAAGCCTTTGTATCATCATTGGGCAGCCCGTTGCTGACACCTTGGGGAAGAATAGTGCTATTAACAACATCAACGGATGTCCAGTCGCTGGTCTGTGTTGGCAAATCATCGTGGGCAACACGGCCGCCTTTACTGGCACCACTAACAACGGCAAACCAAATTGCAGAGTCGTCGGCGTCCACGCCATATTGCACCTCGTATGCCTCTACGGTGCCTGTATCATAGAAATTCCAATCACTAGAGCCCCAGTCACCTGAGCCAGTGGACCACCCAAGATAGCCAGCAGTGCCACCGATAACGGCTTCTGTTGCGCCTGTTTCTAGCGGCTCCATCCAGTGATTCATTTGAAATTTATACGTCATACCTAATTCCTCCGGTTACTGTAATATGTAGTAAAGCGGCAGACATTATGCCGGTCTGCCAGCGGCGCGCATCGTTTAAGCTGCGAGTTTTCGCAACCCAAATGCAAATACATTTGTTTTTACACAATCGGTAAGATTTTTAGTTCTCTTACTACGAGCGGGAATTTGATGGGGCAAATTGATCCAAGTAAAATAATATTGTTGTTTTGAAACTTCGTCGGGATCTAAATTATTTGCGATGTATCTTGTTTTCTCGTTAGCATACGCAGTATCACTTTGACTAATAAGGCTGTCGTCTAATTCTTTTAATTTGCTAAAAAACAAAGAATAAGAACTGCAATCAATGTCATAGTTGTTGTCATAGGCCCATTCACAAACATAGAGTACAGCCCAACACATTTTTGCTGCAATTGTTTTTGATGGAGGGTAATAAGCTTGATTACAAATTGTGTGCCTCCACATGTCTAGAATCTCTTCCACTCTCTGTACGTCATTCAAAGAGTACGGACACCCTTCATCAGAAATAGAGTGATAACCCAAGCCCATAGAATAAAAACGATCTATTTCATCGGAGGACAAACCCCAATGATTGGTTTTGTTATTGGCTGGGTTGTTCCTCATGAGGACCATGGCCATTTTAGCCACCAACTCATCATCCAGCATCCTAATGGCATCTTTTCTGCTGACAACTCTCATAAGAGCGTCGTCAAGAGTTTTTCTAGTTTTTCTTACCCAATCAGAAATTGGGGTTTTAAGAGAATTTCTTTTTTCATGGGCATTTAATGGTTCACCAGAATTTAGTGCTAAGAAAATATCCGATAATGTATCTTTTCCACAAGGAGGGGCTACTTCAACATTAAGAAAACCTCCATCCAAAATGCGATCACGAAGGCGCTCGGGAAAATCTTTAAATAATTTATTTGTTACCGTTTGCGACACATCGTCAGCATCCAAAAAAGTTCCGGAAATAGGAAACTTATCATTTAAGAATTCAACAATCTTTTTTGATCTGTTTTGACCGTCTAAAGAGATATAGCGATACCCCTTGTTTAGAATTCTTTGAAAATATTTGGTTGATACGCGATCACCGTTTTTTCTAGAAAACTTTAAACACTTCTTAACGTCGGCCACAACGATTGTTGTAAGTTGGGACCAGCCGCGGCATACAGAAACCATGAACAGCGCTAAGAGTTGGTTATTCCAAACTTCTCGGCGCTGGTGCTCCTCTGCATAATATACTTCCGTGAAATCATGATCTTCACGGAACTCTTTTAAACTAACTAATGACATTTTACACCTCCAGTTTATTGTGTGATTAAACAAGTGTCATGTGACAAACGTTTAATCTAGTCTTTCGTTAAAGGCGGCAGACTTTTTACCGGTCTGCCAGCGGCTTTTTGTTACTCTGCTGCTGTGTCAGTAGAGCTAGCGGTGTCAACCGCTGTGTCTTCATCCTTATCCCCACAACCCATGAACAGGGTCGCAGCAAGGACTGGTAGAACGAGTCTCATTTTCTCTCCTTAAAATAGCGGCAGACTTTTAACCGGTCTGCCAGCGGCTGTTTATCACTACTCAGTTGTAGTTGTTTCGGTGGTAGTTGTTGTATCACCTGTCGTTTCAGTGGTTGTTCCACCTTCAGTAGTATCACCACTCGTTGTTTCGGTCGTGGTGGTGGAGGAAACTTCAATAGAATTTACAGTCTCCTCCATGGTGGTGTTGTCCGACACCGTTGTTGGCTCAAGAGTACATGTTCCGTATGTTGTGGCTACCACAAGGGCGCCTCCAATAAAACTAACTTGTACCTTCCATTTAGCCCATGCGGACTTCATCCAATCTAACATAATATATCTCCTTGTATGTTATTGAAAAGGGGCGCCCTATTATAACCGGGGCGCTAACGGTTGAGTTAACCGGCCATTAGTTCATCAAAGGCCTTGTCAACATCGTTGGCTTCACTCTTTTTGCCATATGATTCAGTTTGGCGTGAGCGGCCCTCAGCGGACTTATCACTAGACAACTGCTCATCTAAAATGGCATCAACTTGTTCAGGCGTTAAGCGCTCGAATAAGCTGTCAAAATCGGGCATATTTTCTAGAAGCCCAGGGATTGCTTCAGCGTCACTCAAAAGGGGACTTGTGTTACGACGCATCTTCAAATTAGTTTGTGGATATGCGCCGGGACGAGTTGGCTTCGTATAAGTAAGAGTGATATCGGTTCCTTCAACAGAATCGGTGATATCACCATATTCTGGATCAAGAATATAACCCAAAAGCAACTCGTACGCAGTCTTGCCATAGCCATAGACCTTGACGCCTTCTTCTTCACGACCGCGAACCACAACCGGTGAGAAATAACGTTGACGCACAAAAAGTGATTTAGCCAACTTCTTGCTCTCCTCATCGTTCTTCTCGGTGCCCTCACGCCACAAAGATGACGCGAAATCGCATACTGGGCAGCGTTCACCGAAGTTGCGCTTCGGACAAAGCACACCACCCTTATGATCTCCCACATTATAGTGGAAGTACATTTCCTTCAACGGATCACCATCTGATGTTGGTACGATCCGAATATCTTGGTCACCTTCATCTGGCTTAAACCAGTGTGAAGTACCATTATCTCTAGTTCCCTCACCACGCAATGTGGCAAGCTTTTGTTTCATTAGTTCCATGTTAATAGACATTACTTTTTTCTCCTTTTGTTTTGATAAAGTATACTGAGCTTTCCTCAGCATCTAATGTATTACTCTTGAGCTAGCTTGTCAAGAGTTTTTTGTTGTATTACGTTGGTATGGGCAACGCAAAACCCAAAGTCTGTTTCAAAGGGCGACTCATAGATTGCATAGGATACATTTTTAAATGCATTCCTAGGCTTATCTTTAAGATGCCCAATGATCTTTTTATGTAAATCTCCGTCCTTTTCCAGTTTTTCAGTTGATATGCAGATATAATAACATACATCGCGAGAGTTGTCAAGTTCATAATACCAATTTTCTTTAAGATTGTATGGATCAATGCGACCAAGCGCACGGATCCGCTGTATATCCGAAGTTGATTCTAAATTGCCGATAATCGGATTTGTATGATCAAACAAATTCTTATAATGCACACAATAATAGATAGTTTTGTTAATTGTATCAAAATACTTTTTGATTGGCACAGAGCCAATAGATTGCTCTAATGTTGGATTGCTAAATACAGTAAATGAATTAAACAGGCCTGAACGAGTGTACTCTTGTAAAATGCCAAAAATTGCTCTTTCTTGAAGCTTAGTGGTTCCGAGTAATAAGTCAGTATCTGGCTCAATGTAATAAATATCCATTTTTTTGTTTCTCAAATGCTGTAGGATCGCGAGTGTTGCATTCGCCGTGCGGCCAGAGCCACACACAAATACTTGAACGTGATCGTTTATTGAAGAAAAGAATTTTGTAAGGTCAGGAATACTGCTTTCATAGTCTTCCAATTTTTCTTGATACTTAATTTTACGCTTGTATTTCGTATTACGAGTTACGTTATCAGAGAGAATATACGTATCGTATTCTTTATTATCTGTAAAGCAGTTGACCACGTTTTCGCCGGCCGTGCCAATACCAACCAAAGAAATCATAATTGTAACTCCTTAAGTTCAAAATAGTTCTTGCCGGCGTTGATATTGCCGCGGAAGTGTCCAAGAACATTATTTTCAAATATATTTTTAATTAATGGCACCAAATCACGCTCCTGATCATGTAAATCAATAACTATCTCGTCGTGGACAATGTGTGAAATAAACGACTTCTTATTATTTAAAAAATTGTCTATTTTAGTAGCGCGCTCCATAACCAAATCTGCAGTTGTACTCTGGATAAGATAATTGAAAGCTCTACGTTCGTCAACCTTTATTTTTCGACCCATCGGGGTTGACACATAACCCTCGTTGTAATATTGTAACAAAATCTTATCTCTATTGTAGAGATCGCTCTTGATTGTTTCGGATTCCGGATTGTACAACCAAGCAAAAAACTTTTCTTTTGATTCTTCGCGCGATACCACACCGCCAAATACATTTTTAGCGTTCCACTGGTGGATGTCCCAGTCAGGCTGCGGCTCATCCCCCAGCGCCAGTACTGTTCTCAATTCGGCGCCGTTATAGTCAAGGCTCAAGAACCAATCATTCTTTGGCTTAATTGTCTTACGATAAATCTTTTTCATAGTCAGTATTGGCAGTGAATTACTAAAAGTAGTAAGACG